AACGGTATAGCTTTGATGTCTACATCTTTCAGCATCTTTTTACCGGCGCACGGCATGGTCTGCGCATCGACTTTCGGTGTCACCTCGTATTCCCCTAAATAGGGGTCAGTGGAGCCGTCCACACGTGCGATTCCGTTGCCAATAACGCCGGTAATCGTAGCGGCGTTCAGCACGCCGCGAACAGTGCCGCTACTCAAAATACTCATGTCGTTACCTCCGGCAGGATTGTGAAGTTGCTAAGACTTGTATTTGTGTCTGCTGCGCCGACGACGGTGTACACATCACCGGACGCAGTCGACAATTGAATGTCGTAACTGTACTTGCCCGCTGGCAGCTGTTTTGTCTGTGCAGGCAACAGGTGCAGTTGCGTGCTGTCACTCTCGGTTTGCAGCAGCACGGCGGACGTATCGTCCGCCCGCTGTCGCACGGTCAAGGTCAGCGTATCGCCAGCCTGCATCTCGTAGACCTCACCCGTTGATGTTGTGAGGTCTACGTTAATGTATGCGCTGTCACCTCGTGTCAGCAGGATTTTGCCGTTCTTGATGGTCAGCACAAGACCACCTCATTCCTTCATGCCTGCGCCAACGAGACCCACGTTTTTCAGTACCTGTGCCAGCATTTCACGTGTCACATAAGCCCGCGGATCGCCGGACATGATGCCTGCCTGCTCGACTGCGTCCCACGCCGCCTTTGCCCAGCCAGACGGTTCAGCTGCTCTGCCGGTAAAGTTCAACTTCTTAAGCTCCGCCGCAAATTCCTGCCGTGTGATCGGCGCCTGCGGGCGGTCATCGTCCAGCAAGCCTGCCTCTACTGCGTCCGCCCACGCGGACTTTGCCCAGTCGGACACCGCCAGCTTCGCCTGTTTGGTTGCTTCATCTGCGATAATCTTTCGTACTTCTGCCTCTGTCATATCTTCCACCTCTTTCTTGTTGTCTCCCTTACCGGACTTACTGATAAGATAGTAAGACGGAGACCGGTCTGCTGTCGCCTTGCCGCACTGGACAATGCTTGTCTTGATGATTCCGTCATCCACCACGGACACATAGTTCCGTCGGATTGCATTACGTTTGTATTTGCCGTCGTACCAGAAACTGTCAAGCACAGTGACCGTATTTCCGCTTGCCGCTACGGCACAGACAAAATGTCCGGTATCCGAAAACAGCTTGTACGAGTTGCCGCCATGAAGGATTGCTACACCGCCAGATTTCAAATGCGCAAGCAGTTCCGCGTTTTTACTCGTAGTTTTGTACGAAAAACTGTACTTCCTCGCGGCGTTTCGCAGCAGCACGCCTTCGTCTGTGCCGCCTTCAACTCGTGCATCGACACTGACCGCATACGCGCACATTGCCTTGACGGACACGCTTGCGATGCCCAGCGCGTCCAGCGCGTTGCAGAGAGCTGCGCAGCCGCAGCCGGATGAATACACAGTACCCTGTCCGTATTTGATACCTTTGTACGCGGGCATCGTCTGAAAATGCACATTATAACTCACTTGTTATCATCCTTTCCGATGCCGATAATGCTCAGCAGCTTTTTTGCGGACAACTCCGGATTGATTGCGCAGATGTTTTCCATTGCGCTGCCAATCTCCATCAATACAATATATGTGCACACAGCGGATGCGACTGGCAAATTGATGCCAAGATTTAAGTATCCCTCTGCGTACTGAACCAAAATGCCAAGCGCGACGCAAAGCACCTCGCCCATTTTGTGGAACAAGCCCTCGCGCATCATAGATGACTTAAAGCTGCTGGACTTACACGCCTTGATAAGTCCCGTCACAAAATCCAAGACGATAAATCCGAATGTAATTGCGTAAATCACTCCGTCAACCTCCAATCTTGATATTCTTGAAATAGCTATCCGGAATCGTAAAATTCGGAACCGTAATATCAGAAGGCTTGATATTCTCAATCGTGCGGTTCAGATCTTTTTTCCAGCTCATGTCGATTTTGATTGTCGGCGTGCATGCAAATGCCGATGCAGCACATGTTGCCGCGATTACGCCAGCCATTACTGCGCAAATAATCTTCTTCATTCGTCTTTGTCCTCGTCTTTCTCGTCGGTTTTTGCTTGTTCTGCCTGTGCCTGCTCGCGCGCGATGCAGTCCTGCTCGATAGCTACGACTTGCGCGGTTGCTCTTTCAAGCACTAGTCTGATGATACAAGCAGGAAGTGCTGCGTTGTTGACAAGCTGCGCAAGGTCAGCTTCAAGCTGTCGTGTAGTTGCGTTAATCATATGTTGTGTGTCCTTTCTGCTTAGGTGCACTGCCAAGTATTGAATCCCGTTCCACCTGACGTTTGATTAAGCCATGTCGTTATCTGATACAAGTCGTCAAACACCATATTCAATCTCGCAGCGAAAGCGTTTAATCTGTTTGCGTCAACTATATTACTGTTGGTCTGAAAATGATCGTAGCGCGCCACATACTTAAACTCAGGCACCCAACGCTTAGCAAAACCTAAGCCGCTCAGCTTAATGTTTGCGTTGATGTTCAACTTTTGCGAGTCGAAGTCATACCAAAGCGCCTGTCCGGGGTTGTAATAATCATTACTTGAGCCGCCGAGCCAAAGCCAGCTGTTCTTGTCTGACGCGACGAGCTGCGCCTTCGGCTGAGAATCGCCGGTATCCGTCACGTGGCTCAGCGTGAGTTGCCCGCTGCCTGTGGAGTTCAAAAAGAGATTCACGCCATCCTGCGACTTGCCCTTCTGTATGTCGTCGCGCATCAGCTTGAGATAACCGCCCTTGCTGGCGGCGCCTTCAGGATAACTTCCGTTTGTCGGTTGTCCCAGACTGAGCAGCACGCCCGGATGCCGGGCGTCATCCTGGCGGGCGTCCCAATAGTTGACCATCTCGAATCGCGGGGTAGTTAGTCCCTTAATCTGTATGGTAGAAACCAGACCGTATCGGAAGGCGGCGTAACCGTATCCAGCTTCGCCGCCGGTGTTGCCGTCCGTCGGCATGCCCTTAATTACGACTGGGTAATACGTTCGGACAATACCGCTGTCGCTTTCTGCCTCTCGCTGCGCTGCGGTTTCCCATGCGCGGAAGCGGGCGTATAGTCGTGCGCCGTTGGCGTTGTCAAAGCCAATCGAATTTCGTCCATACTTGGAATCCTTCGTGTACACATCCTCGTAAGACTGGAACATGCCGCGCGCGGTCAACGTGCCGTCCTCTTTCAGCTCGGAGTTCTCAGCTTTCCATGTCAGCGTTGTGGCTTGCAGGCGAATCTTCGTTGCGTCCAGACTGATGCTGTCAATGTCCTGCTTGATTTCAGAGTACCTTCGCCCCTCGTATGTCTCAGACGCCGCAGGGCACCAGTCCGTTGCGGTCGTGCCGTATTCCAGCTTGACGCCGGCAATGTAGATACCTGAACCCGTATGCATATACAATTGCACTCGTGAAAGGGTTTCATCGTCTGACCATTCTTCTCTTGGTATGAATGCTACCCAGTACCGTGACCAGCTTGTGGACACCTCAATACCAAGGCTATCATAGCTTATAATGTTTCCTGTGTTGGCGTATGTTCCGCCGGTGGAATCAATTATCTGTTTCCACGCCCCTGCCCCTGTCTCACGTGCCTGTACAGCTACTTTATTGCCCGTGCTGTCTGATCTTGCGTAAAATGATATGGCAAGCCCCCGGTTTGCCCGTACGTCATCTATATCAAAGCTCGTCCATTGCGATATGGTACTATATGGCGCGGCTGCGTCATATCTAACAGCAAGTCCGGCATACAAGTCCCCGGTCAACGTGGCGTCTGATGCAGAATCCAGACCGCCAAACGCCTTTGTGTCTTTCAGCAGGTTAAAGTTCAAGCCGTACAGCAGGTTGTTCTCAACTGAGCTTACACGTGAGCTGAACCCTTCTGTACTAATTTTGACCTGACTTTCAACCTCAGTCGTAAGATTTTCGTTCGTCACATACTTCTTTGACACATCGAGTGTAATCTTGTCAGCGGATGCCTTGATTTCTGACGACATGGTTTCCTTTGTGACGTAAGGTGTCAAGTCGGGTATGTCGGTTTTCTTTGCATATTCACCGAGCTTTTTGTCCGTGTCGGCTTTTGCATCTGTCAGCGCTGCGTTGCTCTGTGTATCCGCGTACTTCTTCGCGTTGTTCTCTGCTGTACTGCTCTGCGTATCGGCGTACTTCTTTGTGTCGCTGATGCCGGTGTTGTAGTCCGCCGTTGTCACATACGTCTGTGACACCTTGAGTGTGATAGAATCCGCCTTCTGGTTGATGGCGGAGTTCATTTCTACCGTTGTCGAGTAGTCTTTGAGCTTTCCATCGGTATACCCGTTCGCATTGCTTTCCGCTGCGCTGCTCTGCGTATCCGCATACTTCTTTGCGTCAGCCAGCGCGCTGTTCGCTTTACCATCTGCATAATCGTGAATCGTAGTTGTGTAGCTTGTGTTGATTTTATCAGCCGTAATCGAGCCTGCCTGAATGTCGTCCGCCTCCAGCTTGTACGTGCTGATGGTGTTCATAATCAGGTTTCCGTTCCGGTCAAATCCAGATGTCCAAGTTGGGTTACCACCGTTCCAGTTCGTTGTGTACGCAAAGCCGCCCGACTGGAATGTATAAATAATCGAGCTATCGTCAAGGGTCTGTTTGTCGTGGTAGTAGTACACTGTGCTGCCATCTGACAAAGTTTCTTCTGTCGTGTACAAACCCAGTCCTGCAATCAGCAGGTCATCTTTACCTGCCTTGACGCCCTTAATCTGCTCGTTAAGCTGTAGAATTGCCTGTTCGCGGTTCGTCCGTTCCTGCGTCACGCGGTCAGTGACGCGCTGTAAAATCTGTGCTTGCGCCGCTGTCAGACCTGATGTGCTTGCGTAGCTGTTACTCTGCGCCGTTTCGCCTTGTCCCGCAATTGTAGTCGACCCGTTCAGAGTGTACGCCATATTAGTAACGATGGAAAACAACCGGTTCTCGGTTGTGTCGTCCTTGTCGACCGGCAGATACGTCACTGCGTCGCCGGGAAAGAGCCACGGAGCCGGAAGAATCTCAGCAGAGTACGGGCGATACGTTGTTGGAATGATTTTCGACTGCACAACGGTTAACGCCTGATTGCGCGCCGCATTACCGGCGATCAGCAGGTTATCCGTGAAGTCGAAAGCATAGCCAACAGAGCCGTACACGTTTACCGTGCTGGTCTCTTTGCCCTCGCTGTCCTGTGATTTAATAGTGTACGTCAATCCGGTAATCGTGACGTCCTGCTCGTAGATGTCGCTACTGTACCGGTTCGCGGGTGTCATTGCGAAACCGGCAGTTGTGTCATACCATCGAAATGCCAGCTTGCCGTTTTCGTCCATATAGGCGAACGTACCGGTCAGAGCTGCGCAATACTGCAACAGTGTCCGATAGGTGATTGTGCTCTGCGTTTCCGGTTTGCTCACCTGCACATTGTAATTCGGCAGGTTCTTCATGTTCGTGTCTGCGAGAGGTACACCGGCTGCCTTAGCGCAGGCTTGAATAACTTCCGCTACGGTTGAGTTGGTATCGTAGTCAAATCCGCTTGCGTCTTTGTCAAACAGTACCATTCTGTCCATTGCTGAGATGGAGATAGTGGACAGATGGCGCGGCGGCGTATCGACGATGAACACACCGAGCGGAACCCACGTCGGACTGTCCTCGTCCACTGCAACGGAGACCTTCATCTCGACGCCCTCAAAATTCACATCGTCGTATTTCTTGTCCGTGTTGTAGAGCGTCAGGGACAGCGTTGCCGCAATGGCAGAACCCAGCTCCAACTTGCTGCCGGAAACAGCGGTTCTGTCGATAGACAGACCACCATCGCAGATCCGGTCAGATGTAATAATCTGGTCTGCTGTGTCCAGCAGCTTTCCCGTGCTGACGTACCGCAATCCGGTACTCTCTACCTTGGCAATCTGGTGCCCACCGGATTGCCATTTTTCTTTAATTGTGTTTGCTAGATTTACCATCTGTTAAACCTCAATTAAGCTAAAACTGATACTCGCGTTGATGCCGAGTGTGTGATTGTACGTGTCCACTGATTTGTCACCGACGTAAAACTTGCCGGTCTTATATGAGTTCGTCATAGGGTTGTAGTAACTGACGGACAAATATTCGTTCGTAAACTTGGACAGGATGGATTTCGATTCATCGTAAGTTTTGTTCTGCCAGCTCAGTTCGATCTTGTCTACTGTTCGGATTTTCTCGACGTGCATCAATGCATCTTCGGTTCGCCCAGCCGTGCTGCGGGACACAACTTCCTGTGACCACTTATACGACGATGGGCACAGAACAGTCGCCCCATCAATTGATTTGATTGGATTTGCCATTCTGTGCCTCCTTAGCCTACAGGGATGACTGTTTTGCCCATCCGCTGATTCTGTCGTCTTGCCGCATTGGTGATGTCACCAATGCTGATTCCTGTGTCTTTCTCAAGCAACGCGCGGAGCAGTTCGTTCTGCTCTCGCAACAGTGCGTTCTGCTGACTATTTGCAGATGCTACACCGCGTGTGATACCGTCAATAATCTGCTGGTTGTTTGCGACAACGTTCTTGTTGCCCATTCGACCAATCATCTCGCTGCCGTTCTCTCGTGCAATATACAGCTCACCTTCGTCAGGGAAACCACCCTTAGCGTACTGATTCCAGTTTACATGGAAGTTCGGAACGCCCGGCATTCCCAGTTTGGACAGTGCCTGTCCGACAGCGGACGCCGTGTCCCACGACACCGAGATGGACGGGAGCTTGATACCCTTAAATCCAAGGGTTACATCAAAGAATTTCTTGATTTTATCAATCGCATTCTTCACCTTGTTCTGCATATCTTCCATCTTGGTCTTGGCTGCACGAGCAGCTTTGGTAAAAGCATCTTCTGCTTTCCTGCTCATCTCGTCGCCTTTGGTCTTAACCGAATCGCAAATATCGCGCCACGCGGTCTTTGTCGACGTCTTTGCGTCCTCCCAACCTTCTTTTGCCTTGTTTACAATCGGGTCAGTGACATTTGTTTTTACCCAGTCCGCGATTCCCTTCATGCCATCAAGGATACCGTTGAGTAATCCCTTAACTGTATTGATGCCGATGTCTGCAAAAACAGTTGACGGAGAGTGGATGCCGAGCTTCTTTTTAACCGCGTCAATCAGAGGTTCGACAATATATGTCCACGCTATTTCTAACGGGCTATGTGCCACAAACCAGCCCAAGCCTTTGAGGAAACCTAAAACAACATCCTCACCAACTTCTACCATCTTTTTGCCCAGCGCGCCCCAATCGACGCCCTTCTGAGAATTCATGCTGTTTCCGAGCACGGTTGCACCAATACCTGCTGCCATAAGCGCGATACCTAAGGGAATACCGACGCCAGAGAAGCAGAGAATTGCGCCAATCGCGAACGACATTTTTCCAGCAAGTGAGACAATTGTTCCCGCTGCTGCCTGCACACCCTTTGCCGACTTCGACCAGTCCAGCGCTATGCTGGATGCGAGGCTTGCCGCACCTGCTGCCATAAGCGTGATGCCGATTGGCATAGCCACACCCGAGAAGCACATAATTGCTCCGATGGCGAGTAATGCGCCGCCAACGAAGCCGGTAATTGTAGAGATTACAGCTTTCACTTTGTCTGAACAGCCATCCCAGTTCAGAGCTGCGTTCGACGCAATGTTGACCGCACCTGCTGCCATCAGGGCAATACCCAACGGGATATTCGCGCCAGAGAAAGCGAGCAACGAGCCGACAACCAGCGCTGCACCGGATAGGATAACTTGCAGTGTGCTGAGCACTTTTCCTACGGGCGTCTCGATTGAACCCCAGTTAACAATTGCCGTTGCAATGAGATTCTTTGCACCGAACGCCATTAGCGCCAGACCTAAAGGAATGTTCGCACCGGAGAAGCACAGCACCGCGCCGAGCGCAAGCTCCGCTCCGCCAAACAGTTCCATGATGGCGTTAAGCTCATCGGAAATCTTGTCGTAGAACCCAAAGTTCACATCGACAGCTGCACGAAAAGATTTACTCACCGCAGTCCAGAAACTTGACGCGATTGCGTCAAAATCCAGATTGTCTATTGCCTGTTGCAGCTTTCGCTGGAAAATCTCTCCTATGTCTGTCCAGTCGTGCTCGTCCAGCCAAGCAGACCACTCGTCGAAGAATCCTGTCCAGAAGTCCGTTATGCTTTTCGTGACCAAGCCCCAGTTCAAGCCGTAGAGGAAACCGCCTATCAAGTCAAGCAGGCTGGTAAACTTGCGAACCAGCAGTCCGCCAGCTTTGGAAAAGTCAACCTGTGCCAGCGCCATATCTAAGAACTGAGCAAATCGGTTGCCGATTTTCGCAAAGTCCGTGTACTTGAGGAAATAATACGATGTCTGGATAATGCCGTTCAGCCCATAGCCGAACTTCTTGCCTGCGCCTTGCCAGTCGATAGCGTCTATCGCGCTGTTGACCTTATCCGCAAGCATCTTGCCCAAGCTCTGCCAGTCGCCTTTGTTGATAGTATCCTTTAGATTCTTCGCAAAATCTGAGATTCCGCCGTCAATATTTTCCTCAGTGAACATCCCACCGTAATCAGGAATTTCCGTGCCGGAATCATTCTTCTTGCTGAAACTGCTGTCTTTGCTGGAATTGTCATCGAGCGCATGAATTTCATCAAAACTGGTTAGACTGCGTTTCAGCTCGTCTGCCTTCTTCTTAGCGTCGTCCTCCGCGTCGGATGTATCTTTGACCGCTTCTGTGTACTTGGTCTGCTGCTTTACTGCCTTCGTGTATGTCGTCTTGCCGGACAAAGCGGATACGAGCTGGTTAAAACGATTAAGCAAAGTAACCACCTTGTCAACGACAAAATCCAGTGCGGGGGCAAGAGCGTTAATCAGCGGCGCCGCTGCTGCTCCAATGGAGTTCTTCAAGTACAGCAGGCTTGTCGCTGCTCTGTCCATACTTGCCGCGAACTGGTTACCCGTAATCAACGAATACTGATACAGATTGTCCAGTCCATCTGTCAAGCCGGTCTTGAATAGACCCATGACACGATAGATCGTGCCGTATGTGAGCACCGTTGCAAAAGCGTATTTCAGGTGTTTCAGCTTTTCTTGCGCCGCGTCCAACGGTGGCAGCAGCTTCTTGACCGGCGCTGCTGCCAACCGGCGCATAGCCGCTCCGGCTTTACCGGCATTCGCAGTAACTTTGCCGAGAAGGGCGTTCAGTCTTGTCCAATCTCTCAGCTGTGGCTTTCCGGCTTTACCGTCCTGCGTGGAAACAACCGCGCTCTTTAGCCTTGCTCCAATAGCAGCCGCGCCTTGCTTAGTTTTGCCCAGCGCGTCGCGCGATGATTGTTTGACCTTAGCAAACGCGGACTGAGCCGCCTTCGGAAGATCATTGAACGCATCGTGCAGCCCCTGTAGAGGTGTACTGCCCAGAGAATCAGAATATCCGCTTCGGTTAAATTCCTTTATCTGTTGCTTGACCTTAGCAAACGCAGATTGTACGCCCGCAATGGTTTTAGTCGCGCCTTTGTACAACGCCTCGCCGCCAGCACCGGAATCAATCGCCTTATCTATTTTCGCCTTGGCTGTCTCCGCCGTAGCAACAACCTTCTGCACAACCCGCAGCATTGCACTGACAGGCTCCCGTGTGTTCTCAGCGATACCCTTCGCCAAACCGGCAAGCAAGAACCTACCAATCGCAGCCATCACGCGGGACGGAGAGTGCACATCAAACCCACTCCGTACTGCTTCAACCACGGGGTTGACAATATACTCCCGTGCTACGCTGCTCAGCTGCGCCGAGCTTGAAACGATGCCTTGTACGATGCCCGCACCGATGTTTTGACCGATGCCGTTCATCTCACCCTGCATACTCTTGAGCTGCTTTGTGAAAGTGCTCAGAGAACGGGATTGCGTCAACTTTTTCAAGTCGGACAGAAAGCTGCTCAGTCCCTTGTTCTGCCCCAAGCCAGACAGAGACTTACTAAGCGAACTAACACTTTTCTTTGTCTCTGCCAGCTTTGCGCTGAGGGCTTCCAGCTTATCAATCGTAGCTTGCAGAGAGTCTTGCGCCTTCGTTGATTCGCCCGTGACGTTAAATTGTAAACCCTCAATCTCAGGCATCTAATCACTCCTTTGCTGCGTTAACCCTCTGCATCCATGCAAGCATCTGTGCTTTTCTTTCTTCCATCTTGCGCTGCTGCTCTCGCTTGTCGCGTTCTCTCACTGCGGCTTCAGTCAGCGGATACGGCTCGTTGACATACGATTCCGGTTTGCCGCCGCCCATTGCTCGTAGTGCGGGCGCCATTGCGTAGATCGCGTCATACACATACTTTCCCTGCAACCACAAATACGAGTTCTGCCGGTTGCGTCGTAATTCTTCTGCTTTCCGGTAAGCCCTTGGGAGCAGATTGTCTCCGTCCCAATACTGTTCTTCTGTCATTCCAATGGACAGATAATATGGGAAGTGTGTGTTGAACACCTCTCCATATTTAATTTGCGTGGGCTGACTTACTCCGTAGTCGTCCACGCCACGGCGTTTCCCTTGCCTTCCTCCGGCTCTGCCAGCAGACCTTCAAGCGTCTCGGAATAGCAGTCAACCAGCGCGGAAATCAGGTCTGCCTTGTTGGTCAGTGCTGCATAGATTTCATCAATCTTTGCCTGCTTGACAAACGGGTGCTTCGCCTTAAATGCACCTGCAAACAGCAGCGGAATAGAGGTCGCCATCTTGCCGTCAATGTTCTGGATGTTAAAGCCTGATGCCTCAAGCTGCTGTACAGTGCGCTTCGTAAAGCACAGGGTATATGCAACGTCGTCATACTTAAAATTGATTGTTTTCATGGTAGAGTATCCTCCTAAAATATTCGGTGATTAAGCCAGTGTCGGGATAGTAGTCGCGTAGGAAATCGTAGAGGACGGAGAGATGGTAATTGCCATCTTGCGAACCTCGTTTACGCCACCGCCGGTGACATATGCGGACAAACGACCAGTCCATGTCCAAACGCCGTGCTCGCCGTTTGCGCCCATTGCCAGTGCAAACTTGTAGTCGGTGTCCGGCTTGAATGCGCTCAGCATTGCAAAAGTCTTTTCGTCGTAGTTGGTGTTGAATGTCTTGGATTCGTTCTCCTGAATACCCAGAATAGAGGTTTTCATGTTGTCCGACAAAGTTGTGGTGTCCAGAGTTTCCGGTGCGCCACCCATGTCAGGAAAGTCAATGATGTCGCAAAGGATGTTGTATGCCTTTGCAGTAGCCAAGGAATTCGCGGAGTAGGAGACATTCGCCAACAGGTAGGTCTGGTAGGTAGACGTTGCGCCGCTCGCGCCGGTCGTAGCCGTACCAGAGAGTGCATAATTCAGTGCCATTGTATCAGCTCCTATATAAATTCACGCCGTCGTAGTCCACACGATATGTTGCGGTCAGACGGTAAATTGTTGTATCTAACATGTTCGGGACGGGCAAATAAGATGTTCGGATACAGTTCAGCTTATACAGCTCTGCATCAATCAGCTCCATGATTCTCTTTGCCTCAGACTTCTTTCGGTTTCGCAAATTGGAGTACACGTTGACTGTGAATGCCAGTGTTGAAACCGCTTCTTGCTTTCCGTTCGTCTGTTTCCCGATGGCGGGCGTGTTATCGTGCGCCCAGAGCGAAATGTGCGGAAACTTTGCTGGCGTCTGGATGTACTCGCTCGCAATGCTCGCGTTCGGGTATGCCGCCAACACCGCTTTTCGCACCGTGTCAAAGATGTAATCTTCGCAATCATTCATCTGCGAATACCTCCTTTGCAATCTGTTCCAGCTCTCGTTTCAAGTCTTGTACGGTATAGTACATGCACATATTTGCCGGATTGCCATAAGTGTGCCACTTGGTCTGCTCGTTGTTGACCGCTCGTCCATGTGTGCCGCCAGACGCACCTTCGTACACCCAGCCGCCCTCTTTCAAACCTTGATGTTTGCCGTATCCGCCTCGGACAAAACCCAAGCGGTCAGCATCAGGATGAGCCGGTGCCGTGTATCGGATGCCTGTGCCGAACTCGATGAACAGCACGGCAGAGCCAACGGCAACCGTGGCGTATGTGTTTTCGCCGGTTTTCTGCACGGATACAGACACGTCTTTCATGCCGGCATATTCGGCATTCTGAAACCGTATCCGTGCACTGGACATACCTCGCTCCGCAAGTTCTTGTGCCAGCTCGTCAGTCTTGCGCTGTAACCATTGCTGCCGTTGCTTGAGCACACGAATTGCGTTTTTAAGTCCGGCTTGTGTCAGTGGAATATCAAGTTTCATGTCCGGTTCACCTTCGTCAGCGCATATGCGCACGTGTTCAGCGACGGCGCACAACGTTTGACGATGTACTCATCCTGCGTGTCGTCGGACTTGCGCCGCGCAAACAACACAATATCTTCCTCGCGGATAGGGCATTCTGGGTCACTGACTGTGAGCACACAGTCATAATCATCCAGCATGCCGAACATGTCTCGGTACACCTCACCGGCTGGCGGAGATACGACACCTTTAATTGCTTTAGCATCTTCGTAAGATGCTTCTTGCTCGCCGGTGTAATAGCCATCCTCGTTGACAATATCGGTCAGTCCTGCGTATTTTCGGTAATACACCGTTCTCTCATTGCGGCACATGCATCTCATAGCACCACCGCCTTTGGCACAATGCGCGCCAACAGAGCTTGTGGGACGTCGGCAGCACTGTAGGTTCGGCTGATGCCGCCCTCCGTGTGCCCTGTCTCGCCCTCCGCGCCGCGCTTGTTGATGAGATACACGGCAATCTGTAGCATGTCGTACTCGTATGTGTCCGGCAGGATGGAGCTGTCATCTCCGCCGAACGGGTACAGCTGGTGGAGAGCGATACTCTCCGCCATGTTGAGATAGGCAGACAGCACAGCTTCGTCGGTTTCGTCAGTCATCGCTGCTGCAAATTTGATTCTTTCCCTGTCGGTCATGCCGTCTGCCTCCTATCTTGATTAGCCAGCTGCACCGGAAGTGGTTCCCGGACGGGTGTAGGTGGTCGACAGACCGGTAAACTTGCCGTGATACCACTCTGCGCCGTAGTCCAGACCCAACTGACCGAAAAGCTGATATTTCTGACCCGCGCCAGTCTTTGCCAGCGGTTCAAGGAAGAAGTTACCCTTACCCGGTACCGGCTGATATACCGGAGCGATAATACCAAGGTTCATGACCAGTGCAGTGCCAGCCGGGAGATACTGTGCGGATACAAGGTCGATAGAACCCATCGGGGTAACCAGCGTGGAGATGTTGATGCCGTTGATGGTTCTGTCAGACGGCACAATGGTCAGTTTGTTCTGTACCGCGCTTGCGTTCAGCTGCAAACGGGTGATGCCGTCCACCCAGAGGGTCAGACCGGAGGTCGGCGCGTGCGCGTCCTGAATCTTCTTGAGCATGTCCGCCACGTCCCACACGGACAGTTCCTTGGATGCCATCTTGATTTCGTTGGTCTTAATAGCGGAAACCATGCCGCAGGTCTTGTTTGCCGTCGCGTCAGTCGTCGCCTTCGCATATACACCGTTAATGAAGGTGTACTCGATCTGATTGCGAATCTGCTGCATGTGCGCAGCTACCTGAAAATCCAGCTCGTTAATCGGATTGCCGGACTGGTTCGCAATGTTGATGCCAGACAGGGTGCCCATATTGGACTGCTTCGCGTAAGAGATACCTACGGAATCCATGAAAATCTGGGTCACGTTGGTTGTCTGCTTGCGGGTAACAACTGTTGCGTCCGGTGCAGTCAGAGATGCAGTTTCGGAAATGCTCGGCTGCGCCAGCGTTTTGTCGGTGTTGTACTCCTGACCCACCACGAACTCTACGTGATTGGTGGTCTTTGCTCTGCTGCCGATTGCAGTAGAGAACGGGCACTGGGTGTTGCCCTTATTGAACAGCATACCGGAGTATTCCAGTACGCCGAAGCTGGTAGCAAACTGGTCTGCCATCAGTCATACCTCCTTTATTCGGTTGCAGCTGCCTGCCCCGCAAGGCGTGTGTAGTACGCCACGGCGGCAACGTCGCCAGCTGCGTTTGCTTCTTCAATCTTCTTGTTGTAGTCCACGCTGCCGATTGTGCCACCGGTCGGCTTGGACATGTGCTTCATCTGGTCTGCAATGATTGCGTCCTTGTAGGAACTCAGGAAAGCCTGCTGGTTCTTTGTGACGGTGTCAAAATCGCCGTCAACGAGCGCCTTTGCAGTTGCCTTTGCCAGCTTTTCTTCATAGCCGAGCTTGATGTAATCGGTCACGTGTCGGTTCAGCGCAGCGCTTCTTTCCAGCTCTGCCACCTTGCCGGTTGCTGCGTTCAGCTGTTCGGTCAGGTCTGCAATCTGGTTCTGCTCCTGAGAGTTGTGTTCTCTCAACTCGCGCTTACGCGCTGCTGCTTCGGCGGTTGCCTTATCGACTGCGCCTTTCCACTTTGCCTCGACTTTCTTAGTAGCTGCTGCCGTCAGTTCCGGTACAGCTGCTTCAAGTGCTGCGGACAGTTCGTCCTCGGACATACCTTCCTTGTACTGCTCTCCGAGCAGGTCAGATAAATAACTCATAATATAGCTCCTTGCGTTTACAGTTCTCTCTGTTCATGTGTGGTTTGTTTACGCGGCTTCTCTGCCGCGAAAAAATATAAAAAGGACACCAAACCTTTCTGGTTCAGCGTCCCTTTGGACAGCCCGTGCCTCTTGCGCGGGTGCATATTATTCAAAACTTAGCTGTTGCGGTTCGTTTTACTGTGATGACAACAATTCTGCCGTTCTCAAGTTTCAGTTCCAGCAGACCGGTCTTGTTCAGCTGCTTCTCGATTTCCGCTGCCAGCTTCGGGGTCATTGTTGCCTTCATCCGTTGCTCCCATCTGCTGTTGCTGCTCTCGCGCCTTCTGTTCCTGTTCTTCCTTGTACTTCATGGACATGTCATATGCCAACTGAGCGTCAGCAAACAAGCCGCATGTCTTAAATGCCAGAAGCGGATGAACGCTGCTGCTGGCAAGCAAAGTGGTCAAGACTTGTACCTTTGACTGCTTGTCGGAACTGTTCGTTCTCGGCAGGTTGATTTCTACTGCCGATGCGGACAAGTTCAGTCCTGCGAGATACTTTGCTATGTTCAGTGCCACGCGCAGGAATCGCTTCTCGGCGGGGCGGAACATCAGCTCTGTGTTCTTCGCTCGTGCTTCTGCGTCCGACCAACCGTCGCGGAAGATTACCGCCGCGCCAGTGTCCGATGTGGACGAACCACCATTACGGTTCGGCATGCCGCAGATAGTCAGCACCACATTGTACATGTGGTCAACAAGTGTCTGCGTCTCGCTCTGTCCCAGCTCCGCAGTGATGTAACTAATCTCTGCCTTCATGGTCTCTGACCGGTCGCCAAACTTAATAGCGCCGCGTGCGCGGAACTGGTCATAGTCGTCAGGGCTGATGTCCATGTTCTTGAACAGCAGATATGCCTGTACAAACTGTTCGACCGCGTCTACACGGTTGCTGTCGACAGTGTTGATTGCGTCGAGCAAAGGCAAGACGACTTCAAAAGAGCCAAGCCGAGCTGTGTTCAGCGCGTATTCGATGATCGGGATTCCGCCCAGAAAATTCGGCTCTGCCTGTACCTTTTCGTTGATGATGGTGAAAAAGTGTGTTTGCGAGTAGCAATTATACACAACGTCGCCGTTTTCTCGGGTCACATAGGTAACGCCCAACACGGGCGCATGTGAGAAACCGGAGTTATACACAACAAAAGTGTTGCGCGGGTCGAGCGTCATCACATCGAATGGCGAATCATATGTCGGGTCGGTGTTCGGTAAAACGATTCGGTATCCCACACCGGCAATGTGCATCCAGTCAACCAATTCGTGGTCTTTTGCGGCTTTATCCACCTCAACCATGTATTCATTCAACTGCTTAATTCCGTCGTCGTCGGAATCGGCAGAGGCGGACACATACTGCACGGGTTCCCCAAGGAAGTATCCGGTCTTGAATGTGACAATCTCAGCAGCACGGTTCTCCACGATTTTGTTACAGATTTCAGGTCTGACTTCCTTCTCGCGGTTCTCAATGCGCTGATGTCCGCGGTACACGTTCCACAAATACTGAATGTCTACGCGGTTCAGGTTGTGTTGGATGGTCGCTGCATGCAGCACATCCAGCACATTTGCCGGAGTGACTTCTTCGGCGTCGGTCAGTATAACACGCCGTCCGTGATACAGACCGGCAGAAAAATCATCACGCATGCAGCGCCCTCCCTTCGAATACTTCTTAGGATAAAACAGAGGATACCCCACATATAATCATACCATATATTGTGTCTCAATCAACACGATACACAAGATATATTGCGTAGTTTTTGTCATCTTTCCTCAGAATGTACGATTGACTACTTCAATCTGAGAGCCGATACGCATGCGAATCTCGTTTTCCAGCATTGCTAAGCTGTCCGGCGCGTCGTCGTGCGGCACTTTTCCCTGCCGGACATACGTGGTCAGCTGCTTAAAGAACTGGTCATATTGGCTGCCCGCTTTGTAGGTGGACGGATGCCGGAAGTAAAACTTCTTGATGATATTGTCCGACGCAAATTCAATGCGGGTCTCTTTGTTTGAGATTGTCCGCTTCGTGCGAATACTGCACGTGTATCCCATGCCCTTTAACAGCTGTTCCACATCTCGCGCAAAGTAGCTGCCCGCATTGTTGGATTCAAATACGGCAGATGCTACATGGTTATCCCGCAGCGCCTTTGCGCATTCCGGCTTTGTGACCGTCGGCGGCGCATCGTCAAAAACTACGTCGATTAGATATGCTTCTTGGTCGTAGATCGCCACGATTGGCATGGATGTAAAGTCGGCGCCCTTGTCAGCAGTATCGCATGCCGCAAAGATGGTGTCTGGCTCTCTGCCGACCGGCAACTCAAAGAAATAATTCAGTTCGTCTTTGTTGAACAGTAAACCCTTTGCTTCAAACGGCTGCTGCTGGAACTCAGATTCCCACTGTTCTGCGCACAGGATTTCACGCTGTTCGCGGAAGAATGCTGTCGTAAATACTGGTTTGCCGTCGCGCATGTATTCAAAGTTTGTTTCATCGGTCACAGGGTCAAGCGCCGGTGTCTCGATAGCTTTCCATTTCCAGCCAGACTTGCGTGCGGTCTCTTGTAGTCGTCCGATTGGGTCATACAGCGAATACCGTGTGCCGCAGATGACGATTGGCGTGCCTTCAATCGCTCGACCGATAATATCACCGGAGATAACTTCCCATTTGTCGTCAAGCCGCTGCCGGTTCTTGGCTTCTTCTCGACCTTCCACACAGTCATCCAGATATAGCAGGCTCGTCGCTTCGGACAAGCCGACCTGCCGGGCGTCGATGGAACGGCACATTACCGTCGGGAATCGTGACTTCTTGTCCAGATTGAACGTCTTGCGGTCTGCATATGTCTGTACCAACTTGGCGTTTGGGAAAATGTCGTAGAAGTGGTACTCCGATTCTGCGTCCAGATATTCCAGACAGCCTTTGTAGAAAGATTGCACAAGGTCATCACCGGTGCCCTCCATCAGCGTTGAATGGTTCGGTTTTCTGCCGGAGAGCATGTTTACAAAATTTATACCCATTTGGCTCTTACCAGCTCGTTTGGGCATAGAAACAGACAGAAAATGCAGCTTTCCTTCCAGAACTTCTTGATACGCCTGCGTGTACCGGTGCAGATAGTGCTGCCGCGGCGCATAGAAACGCTTGTCATATGGTTTTCCGTACTCTACAGCGTTCAGGTAATCTTCAAAGAAGTGTGGCGCACCGAATAGCAGGGACTTGAACAACATGCTGTCAAGACGCTCTGCCGCCGCCCAATCGCGGTTTTCTACCGCTCGCTGTAACGCTGTTGTCAGCAGCGGACGAAAATCCTTGCGGTTATGCAGCTGCGCTGGGTGGTTGAACTCTGTGTATCTTCCGACTTCGTTTGTTGCTCCGGTGATCTGATACTGGTGAAACATCTTTTTACGTGATGCCGCCTCCCATTCAGCAAACCATGCGCGGCACAGCTCAAAACAGTCCTGCCGTGGCTGGTCGTCAAACGGGTCTTTTTTGACATGCTTCAGTATTTCCGACGCGGTTTTTGAGTAATTCATAAGATGTCACCTACCAGCTTCAGGGCTTCTTTCGCCTTTGCCATCATGCCATTCTCCGCAAGGTATTCCATACCTTTGAGCGTAATCGCCGGATGAATCGGCTCTACGATATGCGGGTACATATTTGCTTGTGTCTGTGTGCACACCAGACCGCGAATATAGCCCGCATTCTGTAATTCAATCATGATACTTTCCCAACAGGCAAATTCGCAGCGTAGAGCCTGCGCAGACACCAATGATGGGTCAAAATCTTCCCTGCCTTTGTATTTGTCCAGAATCTTCAAAATCTTGTAAATCAATTTGAAATTGTCCATTTTATCCTCCGGAAACAGAAAAGAGGCTACCAGAATAATCTGATAACCTCTTTAGGTCTACCCGCGCCGCTTGCGCAGGTGCTTGCTATTTGATTTTTACTATAGCAACGTGCAATTTCCGTGCAAATTGCACGCTAATTTTAGCTTATCAAGCTAAATCTAACGGCGTTATTCAAATCCGCCCTTGGTCAGGTCAATATACGGGATGTTGTACACGCTTACCGGAGACGCATTTGTGGTCATGGACACAATCGGACGAATGTAAGACAGCAATGTTGCCGTAGCATTCTGCTTCAGCAAAACATTGAGGGTATCGTCGTCGTATGCGCCTTCTTCCCAATTGAAATCTGCTCGCATCGTAACGGTCATCTTAAATGGCAGGGAGTCATCATCTTCTCCCATAGATACTGTTACATCCACTGTTGCCGCATTCGGGTTATCTTTGTGCTTTCTTATCACGTTCTCGATTTGAAGATTTACTCCAATAGGGTCTTCTCCTATATCGTGGAAGGCATTATTCATACGAAAACGCAAGTTCACTAGATAGGGTTCGGAAAACTGAAATTCGCTTGGCTCCACCAAAAGTAATCTCCTCCATTCTGTTTATGTTTTCATGCTACATGCATCGGCTGTGCCATCTTACGGGCTGCCCTGTTTGCACGATGCGCGGTTTTGGTTTCATATTTTTGCTTATTCTGCTTAACTACGTGGGCAACGGCAATTCTTTCCGCTGAGTGTGCAGCAGCCTCGTGTTTTATAACATGCGACGTAATTTCCTTAGTCTTGCATTTTTGGCTGGACACCTGTCCTGCTTTCGTTTCTGTTTTTGAACGTGCCGCAGCGATAAGGCTCTCCATGTCAAGGTTAAGCGCGGTGGTGTGCACGTTTATAGCCGAATCAGTTATATCCGTGCTAATCACTTTGGACATAGATTCCTCGCATAATTGGCGCCATATTATCGTAGCCTCTACATACTGGTGCTTTCCTAAATAGGCAAGCGCCTCCTGTATCCTCTTATTGGTATCGTCTCTACGCATATTCGCCCACCTCACTCCATCTGTTCTACAATCTTCTCTAATTCCGTGTTCTTTCGTAGGTCTACATGCATTACAACGTTATCATACTCTGTTGTGCCAACCTTAATAAATCCGTTCTTTCTATACCAGCCCACGTTATCTGGCGTAGCCTCAAGCAACACATATCGAACAGGTAAATACCGTTCCGCAAACTTTAAGAACCATCTCAATACTTCTGTTCCTATGCCGTTCTGCTGGAGCCGTTCATCTATAGCAAGGTACTCGATACATGCAGCGCGGTAAAACTGTTCATGAATAGTGTAATTATTTTGATATTCCTCTTCATCCCAGTCTATCGGTTCTGGTGGATAATGTTCTACTCTGTATGATATGAAGCCCACACAATACCCGTCTACTAATATTTCAAGGATTGTGCTCGTTCGCAGCTTAGATATAAATAGTGCCTCTCTAATATGGTCGTCGATAGTGCTCTTGCCGCAACTGAAATTGCTAAGGTCTGGCTGCTCTGTTACCGGTCTGTATGTTATTACATTCTCTATCTTGTTCATATAACATCCGTCTCCATCTGCAACCATGCAATGCATTACCCTTTACATAAGTATACACTATTTGTCAATTATCATTCAAGGGTAATTTGCACAAATCAATACACATAAGCACAAAAATAGGGCTACGGCACTTCGCCATAGCCCTTATTTTCATTCGTTGCTATCTACCGAGTAGTCAAACCCCGCCTTGTCCATTACGTCGTGCATCATGCCAATAATGAGCTGTTACCTGAAATGTTCTAATAAGCGCACGCCGTTACGCTCGGCAAGCTCTTTTGCAGAAGGTGTAAAGGCAGCAGTCGTAGCTACAACCGCTTCTGTGCAGCCGTAATAGCCCTTTGCGGCAACAATTTCCTGCACAGCAGACACACCTACTGATTTTTTGTACCGCTTACACTGAATGCAAGACTTTTCTCCATCTGGGTTTTTCATTATGATGTCCGCACCATAATCACCCGAATCTGGGGTATACCTGATAAGCGTGTATCCGAGATGGCATAACTTTTCGCCCACATACCGCTCATATTCTTTGCCCGTTAACTGGTCAACCGGCACAGCTGGCATAGTTGATCCTCGGGTATCTTGCTTGGCGCCGGATTTGATTTTACGACCTGCCCACACGCCGCAAAATATGACAAATGGGATAGTGCAAGCGAAACCCAGAAGCGTAGGGTTATCCGCGCACGCGCTAATTAGCACCCCAAACGCAAATATACAAAGCAGCCACGAGCCGCAACCTGCTTTCTTCATTCAGTTTTCTCGCTTTCTGCGGGGAACAAATCTGGATTGTCAGCATAAACCAAGCTAAGAATGTACTGCTGTAGGCTCATACCTCGTGATGCTGCAAGCTGTTTCCATGTCTCTTTTTCGCCCTTAGGCACACGAAAAGCAATCTGGTCAAATTTAGCATGATAGCGTGCGTCCGCCGCCTTTTTGCTTGCCCGTTCCGCAGGGCGAGCGGTTTCGCCATTCAGTTTTTTCTTTCTCTCGTCTGATTCTCTGCTCATGATTGCACCTCCTGTACTAAGAAGGATAACATACAGGTTAACCTTTGTCAAGGATACTTTTTTGTTTTGCGAGAAATTTTCGGGTTTACCCGCCGCGGTCGCTGCGGCATAGTCCCCCACCGGTGCACACATGTTTGCACACGATGTACGTCAAAATACACAAATTTTATAACGGTTAACCTGTATATTTGTACGTTTATTCTATATACATTACAGGTTAACCGTGATATAATATAGACAGTTAAGAGAGAGGGACACAACAAAGAAAGCCCCTCTCAAATAACTAAAAAGAAAAGAGCCTAAGCACTAGCATTGCAATGGCTCTAAGAAAGAAGGTGAGAAAATGCCTCATCCTCTTTACCCAACTGGTTACGGTTGGATGTGGTCAGACGGCATAATCAGGGCGTCTGATTCCTATTCCGAGTTGTAACCACGGATACCCGGCGCGGCGGGTGTAAAACATACCGCGCACAAGAAATAATTTGTATAGCTATTATAGCATGGACAAAAGGAGAATGCAAGATGCAAAAGTATGATTACAGAGAAGCCGTTAAGGCAGACATTAGAGAGTGGGTATCTGAGAATTACAGCCTTGACGCATTGCGTCCACAGCTTGCCTACGATTGGGAGGGCACGCTGGACAAGCTGGAATCCCAAATGCGGGCACAAGTCACGGGCAGTGATTGCGGGTCATATACCTGCAATCGCTGGCAGGCAGAAGAATTTCTCTGTCATAATCTCGACCTGTTGGAGGCAGAATGCCGGGACTGTGGTGTGGTTCCGGATTTATCGAATCCGGAAGCCTGCGACGTGCTCATTCGAGAGTATGAATGGGGCTTTGTGTTCGCCTCAGTGATGGACGAAATCAAGTTCCGGGGTTTATAAAGAAGTCGAAACCGCCCGCTATGGGCGGTCTGGCGGGGATGACCTACTGCCACTGATGATGACAGGTCAACAGGAGGAAATGAACATGAGAAGCATAACATATACAACAAACGACGGGTTAACGTATACCCGCGTAACAAAAGCGCGTGCACGCAAGCTGTACAATGCTGGTATAGAAATCGGCATCCACCCGTGCAACTTACATCCCGCGTCGCCGTGGACAGGCACGCCGCTGACCGTGTCGAACAAGTCCGACCGTGCATTTGATGCCATCGTTAACGAATTTGAGTATTACACGTGCTGTTCGGATTTAGGCAAATATGCGTCGTTCTATGCGCCTATCACGAAATAAGTCGAAACCGCCCGTGTGGGCGGTCTGGCAGGGCTGACCTACTGCCACTGATGAGACAGGTCAACAGGAGGTACTTATTATGGAGATGAACAATTTAATTAAGGAATACCGGCGGTACAAGCGCATCGCCGATGAGGCGAAAGCCGAGCTGGACAAGCTCAAGCCTCAGATTATTGCAGAAATGCACGGCGAAAACACTGTAATCGGCGACGATTACAAGGTTATGTACAAATCGGTACGCTCCGCGCGTATCGACGCGGCAATGCTCCGGCGGGAGTATCCCGAAATCGCCGAAAAGGTCACAAAGGAAGTCGAATCGAATCGGCTCACCGTGAACTAAAAAAGTCGAAACCGCCGTTCCGGCGGTCTGGCAGAACTGACCCACTGCCACTGATGATGACAGGTCAAAACACATAGGAGGTATTTAACGTGAAAAAAGATGACTACGTGTACAAAAAGACCGGTGAGTTTGCCATGACTTTTGGGCAGTATATCGACATGGTGATTCGAGAAATGCAAAATCACTGGGAGTATGAGATGTCTGGGGAAGATCAGGCAGACTATTCTTTCTCCGTCGGTGAATACATCTCACGGGAAATTGGTCATTGGTTAGAATCAGATGACCAATACACCACATATGAGGCGTGGAAAACGCAAAAGGAATATGAGGACGAATGGAAAGAAGAATACGACAAATAAGTCGAAACCGCCATACCGGCGGTCTGGCAGAACTGACCCACTGCCACTGATGATGACAGGTCACTGGCAATCTACCGTGAAATGTGATAGTATTGCAGTCAGTTAAAAAGAAAGAAAGAAGGAGACAAAACATGGATTTCACAAAATCGGAAAACAGCAGCGCTGCCATTCTGGCGGGCGACAGTATCGCCCAATTCATCACAGGCGGCGGGCTTGCCTGCACCTGTGTAAAGCAGAATATCGCGCCGCAGAGTGCCGTGTACGGCTTTGAGTGCAGCGACATATACACGTACACCCCTACAAAGGCAAAACGGCTTGTGCGGCTCGTAGGAACACGCAGCCACGTGGCTGCGCGTTTCATCGAAGATTGCCCGTATGGTGACTTCGGCATCGAAATCGCGCGTGACCCGCGCGGCTCCGTGTATCTCGGCGACATCGTGCACGCAAGCCTTGGCTTGTCCGTGTCTATCGGCGTGGGCATGACCGGAGAACCGGAAATGCTGGACATCAGCAAAGCGCCGCATGTCCTCATCGCCGGTACGACAGGCAGCGGCAAATCTGTGCTGCTGAACACCATTATCGCCGGTCTTGTCTACAAGAATGAGCCGCAAGCCTGCGAGCTGGTACTTATCGACCCAAAACGGGTCGAGTTCGACGCATGGGCGGGCATCCCTCACCTGCGTTGCCCTATCGTCCAAGGCTCGGAGAACGCCGTACAGGCGCTTGAAAGCCTTGCAGATGAGATGGACGCAAGATATGGGAAGATGTCCTCTATGGGCGTGAAAACCGCCGCTGAGGCGGGTATGAACCGCATAGTCTGCGTCATTGACGAGCTGGCAGACCTCATGATGGTCAGCAAGAAATCGGTCGAAAACAATATCGTCCGCATCGCACAGCTCGGCAGAGCGGCGGGAATCCATCTCGTAGTTGCGACGCAATCCCCCCGCGCCGCAGTGGTAACCGGTCTTATCCGTGCCAACATGCCTTGCAAGATCGCGTTGACCTGCAACGGCGTGCGGGAATCTATGATAGTTCTCGACCACGGCGGCGCGGAAAAGCTGCTGGGTGCCGGTGATGCGCTTATCCGTCGCCCCGGTTCGGTCGGTGAGACAAGATTTCAAGCGGCGTATACACCGGCGGGAGACATTGAAAAGCTGGTGTCGTCCGTCAAGGCGAATTGCCAGCCCGTCAAACACACAGTTCCGTTGGAGCGCCGCAAGGGCAGCGTGCTCAGATGGATTTTGACAGGAGAATAAAACAGAATATCACATAAGGGCAGGACTGCATACCGGCGGTTCTGCCCTTCTTTGTGTGCTTACCTCACGTGCTGGCGGGAGGGTGAAAAAGCTGTTTGGGACGATTGGGACGATAAAAGGGTAAAATCGTAGTTAGGGTACGGATTTATAGATTTTATAGAAATTTTCACGGTCTATAAATCTATAAATTCTATAATCTCATGTTTTTGTAAATTTATTGTCCCTATTGTCCCATAATCAGTTCAAGCTATAAATCCACGGCTGATCTGTTTTGCACAAACGGCATTTTATCATAAATCGTGGGACAATGGCATTGTCCCTGCATCGTCCCAATCGTCCCAATGCTGTTTTTCGTATTGTCCCACATCGTCCCAATTTCCATGTATCGTCCCACATTATCGTCCCATTTTTCAAAAGCCCCGACATGCAGATTTGCACATCGGGGCTTTGCCTTTTCGTCCGCTATTCCGTATCGCTTTTGTTCATATTTTCCGCTGGCGGGAGTGCTCCCTTTGCATTGCTGAGGTATGTCTCGGCAAGCCGCTCCGCATCACTGCCGGATACCTCTGCGCCAAGCGGCGTGTGTGCGGTGAGGACAGTTTCCGTTTGGTCTCTCATGCCGTCGTAGTTCTTCTGCCAAAAAATGCCTGTGACCGGATTGACCTTGCCGTCCTGCATAAGTCCCTCTCTGTACAGAGCGCAAAATCGCTGAACTTTTTTGATGAAGTCGGCGCGTGCGGGGTTTGTAGTGCAACGATTCGCCCAATCCCATGCGGTTCCTTTGTCGATTCCAATAGCGGCATATGCGGCTTGATTGCCTATTTTCATGTCATACTTTGCGCATGTATCGAGATAATGCATAAATCGTCTCTTCATCTCTTCAACATCGTTATAATCCAATTTTTCCGTCGGCATAAGTTCCATTGTGAATTGAATCATCCGTGTGTTATACCCTTCCGGCAAATCGGGGTTACGCCCTTGTACAATCGGGCTGTTTTCCCTCGCTTTCTCCAAGTTTGCAGGGCTGCTCTTCTGATATCCTGCCGTCCGCCTTGGTTGCTTGTCCTTCCCTCTGCCCACATATATTACCTTCTTTCTAATTTCATAATTGCTTTTTCTATCGCGGTTTGCGCCCGTTCGACACAACCCACCACGTCCCGCACGCGCTTCTCAACTTCGTCCGAGATGGCATCGTCCATGTATTCTTCAAGGTATTCTCGCAGATCATACCCGCACTTTGTCTCAACCCAGCCAAGGGCGTCCGCCAAATCCTCCACAAAATCATAGTGCCCGTCGATGTACAGTTTCCTCACGCAACCCATCTCCCCTCTCTGGGGTCAAAATGAATATCCAACGCGGCATACAGCCGGAGCAGCGTATCGGGGCGCACCTTATATCCCTGCCGCTCGTAACCCGTGATGTCAGATGGGCAGGCTTGCGCGCGCTGGGCAAGCGCCTCACGGGTCAGCCCGCGACGCTGCCGAACGAAGGTCAGCCACCTCGTCAGTTCGGCACACGCGGCATCGTCTTTGCGTGCGAGGCGGGAGGTCTCCGCCACCATGCGCATGCGCTCCGCCGGGTCGAACAGCTTGGGTGCTACGATGTCATTCGGCGTGACGCCCAGCGCCGTGCACAGGTCAGGCAGCACGGAGCACTTGATTGTCGTGTCCCCACGTTCCCAGCAGCGCAGTGTGTTCGTCGTGATGCCGGTCTGCGCTGCGAGGTCAAGGCGTGATACGTTGGCTGCTACGCGGTAGTACGTCAAGCGGTAACCCTGCGCCTCAGTCGTCGTCATCGTCGTCACCCTGCATGTCCCTCTCGTAGTCGTCCCACGTGTAGTCCTCGTCCTCGTGTTCTTCCCTGACCTTGTCGAGCAATCCGTGCAGGTGGTTCGTAGCTGCGTGGAACGACAGCTCCATAAGCTCCATCTCGTCCATATCGCCGGTATGGTAAATCTCCGCGTTGCCCTTGCCGTGGTTGACCACCACCGAAAGTCCGGTGATGGTCTTGTCCTTGTATACGGTCTGAAGCATCGTCTCCCAAAATTCAGGGAACGGAAGGTACTTAATCTTTGCCATTGTCATTTCCTCCTAATGTAATCAGCTCGGCATACGGCAGGGATTCCACCCACGAGCAGAAGTCGCGCCACTCATCCAGCTTGTGATTCCGGCGGGCATGGTACATGTTTCTCAGGACAGCATAGTTCAGCTGCACAGTGCGCTTCTGATTGTAGCTGGACGGGAGCAGCTGAATCATGTCCCACCAATATTCCTTTGCAGACGGCATTCCAAAATCAGAACCTTTTCTGCCTTTCAGAAATTCTTTTCTGGCAAAATTCAAACGTTCAATCACGGTTCTGATTGTTGCAATCGCCGCAGGGGTCAGGTGCTCGTAACTGAAATCTTCCAACGTAAATTCCTCGTCTGCAATCGTGTGCATGGTAGAGCAGCTATTCGCCACTGTGCCGACCTTGTAGGTGTCAAATTCTTTCCACCAATACAACGGTGCGGTAACGTCCATCGTTACGTTAATCATGCGCATGAACTTGGCGTGGTCAGAACCAGCTTTGACCAGCTTCTTCATGAGAGTAAGGTTATTCCTGCCAATATCTCTGTACTCAACCTCATGCCCCACGATGGTCTCACGCCAATGCTTGCCATCACTCTTATCCCAGCTGTTCATCGGGTTACGCATTCCTCTGATAGCTGCATCCCAGCCGAATACCTCTGCGTTTGTAATCTTAATCATATTATACATCTCCTTCCGCTCTGTGTAACGACTTTTCTGTATCGAACCCATCAGGATAGCGGGCACGGAGCTTATCAATATTCAGCTGCATCACATCCTCAAGGCTGAAGCCATACGCGGTGCACAGCTCCGCAATCATCCAAAGGCAGTCTCCGAGTTCCTTCATCAGATGTTCTTCGTCAAGCTCGTGTCCCTGATACCATTTCTGAAACAGCCCCGCAACCTCGCCAGCTTCGGACGTAAGACCGAACACAGCATGGCATACCATGTCATTGTACCGATCGTCATAATGGAGGTTACACGTGCGCATGGCAAGTTTCTGATATTCATTCGGCGTCATTACTTATCCTCCCCACTCAGTTCCAGTGCCTTGTTCAGGTACCAGATGGCTTTCTTAATGTCCTCCGCATTATTCTTGCGGCGGTGTCTGTAAAGGTACTTGAACGCATTGCAGACGCAGAACTCGTACACGGCATCTTTGCCCTGTGTTTCTGTCATAACGTCGATGCACTCAAATTTGCCGGTCTCATAATGGCTTGGGTGATTAACGTTATCTGGTTTAATTACCGGCTTTTCCGGTGTGCTCTTTGTACCAGCAGGCTTATAGTAGCGGGCGCGCAGATATGCTTCTACATTCGGTTCCAGTGCGTCGCAGTAATCCTTTTCTGCACACCCGTTGCACTGAGTTAGGTCTGATACCTTGCAAACCTTTCGGTCAACATAGTCTTCAAGCAATCGTACCATTTCGTTGTCCATTATCCATTCCTCCTAATCTTGTCTACGCGCGCCTTTATAGCGTCCAGCAGCGCGTCTTGTCCGTCTTTCTTCGCGTCCAGTGCGTCAATTACATCCATATCAATGCTGTCCTGCACGACAAGGTGATGCACGACCACCGGCTTTTCCTGTCCTTGTCTGTACAATCGGGCATTCGCCTGCTGGTACAGTTCCAGTGACCAGTTCAGCCCGAACCAGACAACGTTATGTCCGCCTGCTTGCAGGTTCAAGCCGTATGCCGTGCTTGCCGGATGGGCAAGAAGAACATCGAGCTTACCGGCGTTCCAGTCGTCTGCGTCCTTGCTGTCCTTGTAGACACGGACTTTGTACTTCTTGCCGAGCCGGTCAACGATGCGGTCAATGTCGTGCTTGAATGAGTAAAACACAAGCGCCGGTTGTCCCTGCAAACCTTCCATGAGTTCTTCCAGCGCGTCCAGCTTTGCGTCGTGCACTGGATGAACCTCTTTGTTCTCATCGTACAGTGCGCCGTTCGCCAGCTGCAACAGCTTGTTTGACAGGGCAGCAGCACCGGCGACTGTAATCTCTGTACCATCGACCGGCAGCAGCATGTCCCGTTCAAGGGTCTTGTAATTCTTTCGCGCTTTTGCGTCAAGCTCAACCGGTACAATGCTGTATGTGATGTCTGGCAGTTCCAGATAATCTTCTGCTTTCATGGATACGCAAATGTCGCCAATGGCGTGTTTGATTTGCGTGTCTGCGCCGGGCTTTAACCGCCCGTAAACGAATCGGTTTCCCCGTCGTTCAATCTCGCAGTAGCGCTGATTGAACGCAGATGCCGATTGCCCCAGCCGTGCGCCGCCGTCAAGCAAGAAAACCTGCGACCATAGGTCTTTCATGTCCTGCGGCGCCGGTGTGCCCGACAGCTCTACTACGCGCTGTATGGACGACTTGACACTCTTGAGTGATTTGAAGCGCTGCGCTCGCGGGTTCTTGAAACTGCTGCTCTCATCGAGAACAACCATATCAAACTTCCATGCGTGCAGTTCGAACAAACAGTAATCAACCAACCATGCCACGTTGTCACGGTTGATGATGTAAATGTCTGCCGGTTTTGCCAGTGCGTCAATTCGCCGTTTGAGAGAGCCAAGAACGGTCGATACTGTCAGATGGGATAAGTTATCCCACTTCTTAATCTCGTTCTGCCACGTCGCTTCTGCGACCTTCTTTGGCGCAATGACGAGCACCGCGCCAACCTCAAATCGGTTGTACATCAGCTCGTTGATTGCAAGCAGCGTTGACGCCGTCTTGCCTAAGCCCATGTCGATGAACAAACCAACGTTCTTGTCCTCAACAATTCGCTCAGCGCAATACTGCTGATAGTTGTGTGGCTTGAAAATCATTGTACCGCCTCCCAATCTCGCCCTTCCGCGAATCGCGGGAACGGCGGATTGTTGACGTACTCATTGACCGATTCATAGGAATCAAGCACCCACACACGGACGTTATTGTACTCGGAGAGCTTCTTGCAGACATGTACCTGCAAAGGTCTCGGCTTGCCGCCCGGACGTTTCAGCTCTACAAATTCTACGCTGCGGCTGCCCTTCCAGAACACGATTCTGTCCGGTACGCCTGCTTGGGAATCGGACTGGAACTTAATCGCCCATCCGCCGTGCGCTTCTACTTCCTTCACGAAGTACCTCTCAATGTCACGTTCCAGCGGAATCTGCGGTTTTCTAGATTTGCTCATGGTCAATCACCTAATATGTACATGCGAGTAGGAGTGAGCGTGAATCGCGTGAATCGCGTTAGCCGCAATAATAGCATTTGTAACAGCATGGTTTGTGTGTGATTTTGCACTGCCCTCGTTGTCCGTCGTGCCTGTGCACCCAGTCAGCGCAGCGGCGAGCAGGATGCTCGCAACTACGGAAATAATCAGCTTCTTAATCTTCATCCTTTTCCCACTCCCCTCCCTTGATAAGCCCGCGTATGTCATCTGTCTTAAAGGCAGCAACCGTATGTCCACCCTTGTCTCTGAGGCGGGTAAGCCTATCGCTCATGTTCCACACAACTGCGTTTGCAACCCTCGTTGCCGAACCATCAGAGAACAAAACTTCATAATACCGTTTCGGCTTCTTGGCTTCATCCAGTTCTTTGTGCAGAAGAGCAAGCTCACAGTGTAATTTGTTTACCTCATCTTCCCGATGCTTATACTTCTTCTGCACGATCTTATATTCTGATTCAAGGTCAAGCATCGAGCAGTAGTTTGCGTGTAAAGCCCTTAAAGCATCAACTTCTTCGCGGATAGCACTGTTTGCCACATGCCGCAAAAGTTCTTCCGTGTCGCAAATCATCTTGTCCAGCGTGCGAATAATATCTTCGTCTAACATTTCCTAATCCTCCTACACTAAATCAATATCTTTTGCTATTGGCAACCAAAAGCCGCGTTTACTTCCACTCTTTTTCAATCTCGCGCCGGGAATTTGACCAGAAGCGATAACGTTCTTCGCTACTCTGCTGAACCGGCGTGCATCCATGTGAACACCTGCGAGCTTAACAAGCTCTGTCGAACTGGCAAACGTCCACTGTTCTTCCGGCAAATCGGGGTCAAGGATTTCCAGCAATTCTTCCTCGCCCGGCAGTTCTTCCATTCTGGTTGCGTTGCGCGCGTTCAGCAGCTTCTGTTCCTCTCTGGTCAGGCGGTAGCTCTGCGTACCGGCTTCAAGCCACGTATCGTACACCTGAAACCACAACTGCCTGAACCAATCATCTGACAGACTGAAAAGCCGGTCTGTGTCGATGTGGGTAATCG